TCACGGTTCAGCCTACGAACCATGTCCAGGTTCATGAGCAGAACACCGCAATTGATGTACCGGAATACATCCTTGCACTTATTCGGTTCCATTACTCCGGCATACATATACCCGTCCATATTCATGTCGAACAGGTCGGTGATATCATCGTCCACAATCGTGTCGCAATCCAACCATAAGATCCTATCCTCATTCGGAAACATATCACCGAACACGCAACGAAGCATCGTCATATAACTCCACTTGCTGCCGTAATTCGGAGAACCAGGAACGAACCATTTCTGCTCACTGACATTCACTGTATGGACATTCTCCGGAACAGGATACGGGAACGTATCGTCTTCAATCAGAAGGAAGACTCTGTCCATCTTGTTGTTCAGAAGCAGTGATTTCAGACACACATACATCTGATCGTATATGTTTCGTGTCCCTGCGTATACTGCGACTTTATCCATTCCCTTCTTCCTCCTTCACAAATTGTTCACGCAACTGCTTACAAAGCCAATCATTATGGCATCCGATGGTCAGAATGCGTTGACCAACTTCATTAAAACTAGAAATAACCTGCTCATTTGTGTCGAGAACAAAGTTCTGACAGGTTTCGCAACACTCAAACGGCAGGTTCTTTACGATTTCCATATGCTTTTTCTCCTCTCGTTAAATCAGAATAGATTCATGTCTTCCAGGGTACATGGATTTTCATATACAAGTCCTTGTTCTTCCTTCATTCGGTCGCTGATCATATCTCCAACAACCGTCAGCATCTTAAACAAATGATATTGTTTCGGATACTTCTTATGAATATCCATTGCTTGTTCCCAAAACTTATTCCAGGCATCTTCAGTGTTTGGCATTAAATAGTTTCTATCAAACAATCGATAGATTTCTGCCCACATTTCTCTAATTTCATTAGGCACATTAGTCATAACGAATAAAGCCCTTTCCATACAACTGATTACAATCGTCAAAGACTTTTTTCATTCCAAGGCCTTCTTTTGATGGAACCCACACTTTTTTAGGATTCCAATTTTCCCAATCTCCGTCCATCTTTGGAGCAGTAGGATCGTACTTCGGGTTGTCTACCCATTGTCCCCCTTTCATGCAGTATTCATACTGCTTTGGATGTGTTTTCGCCAATCTTTGAAAACGTGTTTCACCTTTCTCTAGATGAACACCGAAGCAGCAGAAAATGCATCCTGTTCTATCGCATCCTGTGCATACAAGTTTCTGATTTAAACCTGGTATCGGATCGTACAACATTCCGGAAGAATCTTGAGCCATTATATCTCCATATACACTGCAAATTTCTAGGCCTTCATCAAAAATATATTGGAGAACATCCTGCTCAAGCCAAAAACTCATCGGTTGACTCGTCTTTTTCTTCGATTCATATGCATTACATCCGTTCTTCAACCAGACCTGTTCCCGAAGTTTGCTTTCCTCTGTTAGTGTTCCAATGTACGGATATAAATGCGATTTCTTCTGATACTTTTCTAACGGGTGCTTCTTCATTACTCTACAACAAAGGTTTGAAATGTAGAATTGTGTATCCCGGCAAAGTGGCAACCACTTTTCCTTGTTGAAAATGGACTTTGCTTCTTTGCTAAAGTTCCCTACCCCGGCAAGGGATTGTCTTCTCCAATTAACCCAGTTCCCGCTTTTGATCTTCTGCCCGTCAACTCCCCCCGTTTCTGTGGAATGTAAGTCCCCTTGTAGTCCTTTCTGTTCACTTTTTTTTTTATATTTCTAGCAGATTGGATTGCTTCTGCTGTTTCCTTACTAATCAACGGATATCCATACTTACTGATAACTTCACTAAAAGTAAGTTTAGGCCGAATAAATTCCGCTCCCATTTTCCTGGCAAATTGTTGGATCTCCGGATACTCAAGCCCTGTATTGCTGAAAACCAACGGAACATTTGGATACAATTCATGAACCAGGCGAGCAAGGACAGTAGAATCTTTCCCGCCGGAAAATGATATGCATACATCACCTTGCCAATAATCATACCATTCTCTGATTCTCGCTTGGCTCATATGCACTTTTGCACTTAACGGCAACGCTTGATATTGTTGCAAAACCCATTTCTCAGGCATTTATTTAATCATCTCCAAGTCTTTTTGATATGTATCTTCCAAACATCAGAGTCCCTACAACACCGGATACAAACCCGGCAATGAAATACAAAATCATGTTTGTTCCTCTTTCTCTTCTTCTGTCTCTTCTTCAATTGCCCGTTTGATTGCATTCATCGTGATATGCCACTGATACAATCTGCCACCGAAGAAACCAACAAGGAATATCAGCGTGAAGAAAATAATGAATATCGTTTCTGACATCATCTCAAATCACCGTCCTTGTATTCCATCGTGTTGCAGCGTGTGCCTTTGTTTCATGGAAACCGCACGTAGCACCGCAACCACCACGTTCCCGTGAGCAACAGACAGTGAATCTTGTTGCGTTCATCGGATAACCCCATAGTTCTTCTTGGGTTATCATTTCTGCACTTTCTGTTCCGCAGAACGGGCATCGAAGCAGTGGATAACTCTTATTATCATCGTCAATCCAATATGTCATGTTTCCTCCCTGCCATCGTCATAAAACGTTTTGTCTCTCATTCTGTCCCGTGTTTCCATCAGAATATCTTCAAACTTGTCATACATGGGGCATTCAAAATGGAAGTACTTCTCTTCAGAACCATTGAAGTCCGGATAGTTGCGTTTGCAGAGGTTGCTGTGTTTGCAATGGTCACGGCAATTACTCATCTGCTACATCCCCTTGCAAATTCTTCATGGTTTCAATAAGCAACGCATCAGCACCAACCCATGCTTGCAGAATGTCTTCCGGTTTTAGTTGAATCCCGTTCCGTTCAAACAGAAACTTAAGAATCTCTGTTTTCATATCCTGGTAAGGCATACGGTTAAGTCTGTCTAGCTGAAAAGGCGTGAAACCCGTGATGCGTTCAATGCGGTAACCGCTGCGTTCGTAGGTAGTCTTTATAGTTAATGGAGTCATTCTTTTTCACCTCTTACCTTCGGTTTAAACATGATCCACAAAACCAAGTTCAATAAGTTTTTTGACCACCTCGTCATAGCATTTTCTTCCAAGGTTCCTAACTTCTATCAGACTTTCATCGTAGTATGCATTTAAAACATCTTGTATAGTGTTGTGACCGCTACGTTTAAGGCAGTTTATTGCTCTCACGCTTAAATCCATGTCTTCAATGCTTGATTGCAATGTTATTTCCTTTTGTTTAACGGTTTCTTGCTCTTCTTCGTCATCCTTTGTAAATGTTTCATAAATAGTATCTGTCAAATGACTTATTGCTTCGGAAATGTAATTAGCAATTCTCATTGCAGGAAGGTCTGCCACAAACTTATCGTCAACATCCGGAAACTTTATTCTTGCGACTATTCCGTTCTCATTTATTTTTTCAAGTTCATGAGCAATTCTTTGCAATGAAAGTTCCATAGAAGTCATCTACTTAAACTCCTCCTTTAAGTATTTGATTACCCGTGACGGGGTATTTCTCTTATTACAGAACCGGAATTCCACTCCATACTTTTCTGACATCGTTGTCATAGCTTTCTTCAGTGTTTCCGGATCTACCATCGTCATTAAGTCTCCGCACTTGTGAAACCGATTCGTTGTCCTCCATCGTGGGACTTTCCAATACTCAACCATGCCGTAGTCCGGTACTTCCTCAACCAGGAATATCAGTTTGATGCCTAGTTCTTGTGCTAGCTGACATTCTGCTCTGAATCTCCGGTGATCGGAGGACATGATATTCTTGGAAATTTCCAACAGCTACAGATCCTGCTTCGTGTCGATTGATACCTTTCCATCCGGTAACATATAATCTCCGACAGGAAGTTTTTGCCGAACCATTTCGATATCGTGTCTCTTGCAGTATTCCTCAATGTTCTTGTGCTTATTCGCTTGCTGTCTTGAATCACACAGCAGAATCAATTCACCACCTCCCTTCAAGAAAAGAGAAGGGGCATGACTAGTCATCTTCTCCCTGTGTTCTACCGGAATGAAAAGCAAAGAAACCGATATAGGCAGATGACGGGTGTGTGAAGGTGAGAATTGCCCTGTCTCTTATAGAGACTTGCCATGCCCCGTTATGTCATCACCAAGGAACGGAAACTTCGGCAGTACTCACTTCCGTGAATGTCGGTTCGCTGTTGTTTGCAGACTCGTTCGTCCGTCTGTTGTTGTCACGCATCAGTTTGCACTTGCCCTTCTGCACATCCTCGACAGTTTCCAACCGTCCGATTTCCGTGGTTTCAGCATCAACGTTCTCGCCGTTCCTGTTGGTATAGTTGTACAGGCGTTTCCGCATCGTGATACCGACTTTCTTACCGACAAGAACCTTTGGGTCACCGTCCCAACGGTATTCCTTGCTACCGCCAGGAGCAGCATTGCTGTCGAACACACAGAAAAGCTGTTTGCTTACCCACTGCTCAATGGAATCGTTGTTTTCCTGTCCTTCTGTCGGCAGTGTCAGACGGAAGATGCCCTTCCACTTGGCATTGTCATATCCTTTTTCGGTCTGATCGTTGAAGATCTCACCGAACCGTCCCTTGTATTCACCTTCAGTGATTTCAAGCATCATCTCAAGCTTGTCATACCGTTGCCTGTCATTCGCTTCGGCAATCCGTGCCTGTCGGATCTCTGCGATGTAGTGTCCTACGGGTGGCATCTCAATAGCGTTGTTGCCTTTCTTCAGTTCAATCGGTTTCATTCTCAATCAATCTCCTTTGCATCTACTGTGTTTAATATTGTCAAAGGGCATTTATGCCCAATGATCTCTCGTGAAAACAGAATCTCCTCGGTCAGTGAACACTTGTCTCTGTCAATGCTGTCATAGTGCTTAATGAACGGACACCAACGGCATTTTATTTCTGTTTCCGGAAAACTAACCGTAATAGTGCATTCAGCAAAAGTGTAACTCTTAACACCGTTGTCGAATCTTCCCATACCGTCACCCTGGAATCTTTTCCACTGTCTCGGCAAGTCCGGATGCCTGTTTCTTCTCCGGTTTCTTCACAGGCGAACCGCACTTTGCAAGTCCGTAGTATTCACGAATGGCATTATCAACTGCTTTCAGATCGTTATCCATCTCCAACGGGAACATATCCATAGGAGATTTAGCAGTAGTAACACCGTCACTCTGTGTAACGAAGTAATGCCGTTTTCCGTCCGTAACGCAGTACAGGACAATCGTGAACAAGGATTCAAGGGTAAGCTGCGAGTCAATCATCTTACCTGCCGTCTTGGCTTTGATCTTTGTCCCGTCTTCACTGCGGTCAGTATGCATGGTGAAGTACACAATCGTGTCATTACTGCACTTATCCACAGCTTGAACCATGTCATAAAAATCCTTCGCCACAGCAGTAAACTTGCCGTATCCGGTTTCGTTCACCTTGCCGAACAGGTAGAAGGTCATTGCGAGTCCTGCATCGTCAACCACATAGCAGTTCCTGTCATTCTGCTTGATTGCCTGTGCAATGGTCTTCATATCTGATGTCTGAAGCATCGGCAATTTTTTCTTAAACGGAAGAGGTTTCTCGCTCACGTTGAAGATTGCGACTTCATTCTCACCAAAGTTCCGAAGAGAAGCAGATTTGCCGGATCCACTCTCGCCTACGATCAAAACCTTCACTGCCATTACTTTTCACCTTCCTCTTCCATCCTTGCCCGTAACGGGAGACACCAAATCAATGTTTCAGCAAAACAATGGATGCCGTGATTGCTTGCTTGATAATACGGGTTGTCCTTCAGATCGTCATTCTTGAAATTTTCCTCTGCCTGTTTAATAAGTGCTTCTACTGCTTCAACAGAAATCTTCATTTACATTTCCTTCCTGGTCATGCTATAATGACCTTGCTAGTTTCAATCCTTTTTCTACCGTGTTCATCTCTTGCACAGATGAATGCGGTTTCTTCTTTTCGGTCTGTACTGATAACCAATGGAAATCTCAAGACTTTGCTCAAAGATGTTCCTGGCTTTCTGAATGTGCGGAGGTTCTTTCCCTTCAAACACGTAGGTCTGAATGCTCCCGTCATCCATCAAAAGTCTTACTGCTGACGGATACTTGCAATTCGGTTCTTCGATGCAGTGGATGTCCAACAAAGGTCTTGCCATGCTCTCACCTCCTTGTCAGTTTCTTTCTGTTGCCTGTGTTGATTACGGGGACGATGTTTGATTTTTTCATCATCCACGCATCAAGCGAACCTTCCGAAACACGGATTCTCTGTCGGACAGTTCCTCCGATCACAGAATGTGGCATCTGATGCATAATGCTGATTGCCGTTTTTCTACTGACGGATAACCGTCTTGCCACTTCATCCGGATTCAACCACACGGTCATCTACTGCCCACCATCCAATACAGGATCGTTGTCAACAGAACCAATCCACAACCCGTCCACCGGATAAGGCTTGCTTGGTACTTCTGCCATTCCTTCACTGACGGTTCTGATCCTTTCGGACACGCCAATGCCTTTCGGTACACTTCCCGTTTTTGCGATGGGGTCAGCATCAATCATCCACTCCTTTCCGGAAAACTTCAGTTGCATAAACATTGAACGTTCCCATTCGTCCTCATTGGTCACCAGGCAACATTTCTCCATCACAATTCTTGATGTCATTACTGACCCGTCAGTGTACTTGTCATGCAAACCTGTGTGGATTTGAAGTGTGTATCCGTCTTTGAGTAATCCTGCGTTGTTCATGCATTTGTGCATTTGTTCCGCAAAGATCCGGCAGAGTTCCATAATGACGGTTGCTTTTTCATACTGCTCTGCGTTCATGCGAACCTCCTGTTAAATCATTTGTTGCAGTTTTATGCAACACATTCCGGAAAAAAAATATTGAGAAATTCTTCGTTCGTCAGTGACAACACTAAACCGATGGTCACCATTTCCTCCCTAGAGAATGATGTCTGCCCCGTCAGTTTCCTGTCAAACGTTGACCGAACGAATTTTGCTTCTTTGCAAAAGCTGTCGATTGTGTGTCCTCTTTCGACAATTTTAGCACGAAGCAGATTTTCTTTCATGAGTTGCTTCACCCCTTTCTATTGTGGTTGAGTTGCTGTTTTCTGCAACATCTTGAGGAGAGTGTAAACCATATCCGAACAAATGTCAATAGGTTTCAAGAAAAAATTTTGCATTTTTGAGGAACTTATGCTAGAATCCTTATTACACAAGGAGTTGATAAAAATGACATCCGGAGAATTGATTCATCAGAAACGTAAGCAGCTGAAAATGACCCTTGACGATGTTGGCAAGGCTTGCGGAGTTCCTCGCAGCACTGTTTCAAGGTGGGAAAACGGGGTTATCAGAAACATTAAGCGAGAAACATTAGCGAAACTTTGCAACGTATTACAGATTGACCCTGTTGTTTTCTATAGCAGAGATGAAATCATTAACCGTGAAGAAATGCTGTTACTTTCTGCTTGGCGTGAAGCAGATGAAAAGGTAAAGGAAATTGTCCTTGGCATTCTTACGCAAAATAAAAAAACAAACGATACTACGTTGAAAATCGGATAATCTATTTGAAGGTGAATGATAATGACGGATCGTGAAATATTCAGAATCAATTTGAAAAACTTAATGGATTCGACCAAGGCGAAGCAGATTGACATAGCAAAGTACGCTGAAGTTTCCTATCAGACGGTTTCTGCATGGGTCTGTGGCAGAGGATATCCACGGGCAGAGCAGATGGAAAAACTCTGTCGGTTCTTTGGTATCCGGAAATCTGCACTGACAGAAAAGCAGAATGATGAACCCACCCAGGAAGAACAACTAGTCGAATTGTTCCGTGGTCTGTCTGCTGACGGGAAAGAAAAACTGCTTGAACGTGCCGTAGAGTTGCGGAAACTCTATCCGATGAGGAAGTTGAAGAATGGGTAAACTGAAGCAACGGTCAGACGGGTATTATTGTGCGTGGTACAACGGGAAACAGTTTCTAGGAAAATCAGAAATAGAAGCAAAGCGAAAACGTGACAGGTACAGAATTGAATGCGAAAACGGCATTGAGCATACAGAAACCATTACTGTTTTCGACCTGGCAGAGAAATGGTTGCCGATGGCAAAGGCAAACGCATCTCGCACAACGTACAATCAATATGCTACCATCCTTGAAAAGCTGACGGATACTATCGGAGACAAACTTGTGTCTGCCGTAAAACCGTCTGATATTAAAAAGGTTTGGTTGCAGTACATCGGAAAGTCGCAATCCTACATTAACAAGGCATCGTTCTTGTACAGATCCTTCTTCCAATTTGCTTTGGAAAACAGATACTGCACATTCAATCCGGTTGAGTCTGCTTCAGCAAAACCGCACAGAGGCAGTAAAGGAACGCACAGGGCATTGACGAGAGAGGAAATCCGTCTGATTGAAACCGTACCGCATCGTGTGCAATGTGCTGCTATGTTCATGCTGAAAGCAGGATTAAGACGGGGAGAAGTTCTCGCATTGCGGAAGGATGACATTCATGATGACCGGATATGGGTGAATAAAGCGGTAAAATTCGCAAATAACCGTCCTGTTATCGGTGAAACGAAGAATGAGTCATCCGACAGAACAGTGCCGTTATTTGCCCCGTTATTGCCGTTTGTTGACGGGATTCAAAATTATGTCCTTCCGGATGCTGATGGTAAGGTCTGCTCTGAAACTGCCTTTCAACGGGCATGGGAATCATATCTACACTGCTTATCAGAAAAAGCAGGACATAAAATTTCTTTCCGTCCACACGATCTACGCCACACATTCGTCACTGTCGGACGGGATAAAGGCATCGACCTCCGGACTATGATGTCTTGGTGTGGGCATTCTTCTGAACGAATGATTTTGCAGATTTACGATCACCCGTCAGAGGAACGAGAGAAACGGATGATTGCCATGATGGACGAATGACTTATTTTTTTGTCGAAAAAAGTTATGGTTTCTTATGGTTTTGGAGTGCGTTTTTCGCCCCTTTTTGGTCTTATTTACACTATTGCAAAGGGTAAAAGAAAATCCCCAAACCCTTGATTTTCAAAGGATTTGGGGAAGTGAGCCCGGCGGGATTCGAACCCACGACCTTTTGATTCGTAGTCATCTCCTGCGACCTCTGTAGGCATTGATTTTATTGTATGTGTGCGGATGCTAGGAATCAAAGTTATGGTTTTTCTATGGTTTTTGTCCCGTCCGGTTTACTCCGTTGTTATTTCCTCCTCGTTCGGAGGTTGCAGTACTTGCTCTTTGTTATACTGCATTGTGCTTAACTTCAGAATTGCACCCAGGAATGTATCAACTGCCATAATTGTGGCAGGAATGGCAACCTCATAGGGGAAATTCCAAATCTTTGCCAAGGCAGCATACAGTGTGGCAAGAGCAGGAAGTACGATCAGTGCAATGTCCTTGAGGATGTCATAAACTTTGTTGCTCATTTTCATGTGATTTCTCCTTTCACACAATCTGCATATGTGTCAGTTCGTCATAAAGCCCTTTGATCGTATCATCCGGATGTTTGTTGTCCCCAAGGGCAACATAACTCTGATAAATGCTGACAATGGCATCTTTACGTGACAGAGAAATTGTTCTTCCTTCTGCCACACATTTGTCATAGGTATCGAGGATCTGAATTCGCAGGATGCCACGAAGTCCGTTTTCAATGGCTTGATTCTTTGCCCGTTCTGCCTTGAATTTCTTTGCCAAGTGTGCGTATGATGCAGATAGGATGGCAGTGATTATGCCGAATACGAATTCGACCCAATATCTAACAATAAAATCCCACAATTTCATCACCTCCTTACCCTACGCCGACAATGGAGTTTGGATACTGCTCATGCAACTGTTCTGCTTCTTCCTTGGTTAACCCGTTTATCGTGATTGAGTAATCACCAACAGGTTGTTCAAATACAAGGAATTTAGTCATCATCCATCCGACTTTCCATTTCCATTTGATTCTGCACCAATCCTCCTGTTCTTGCAGAACAGTGACGATCTCGCCAACGGGTACTTTGTCAATCAATGCAGCAGATAATGACGGAGATGTCCGCATATTAACAGGTTTCCCGTTTGGAGAATCAACAATAGCAGTAGTTTCAACGGGAGTCGGTTCCGGAGGATCCGGTTCCGGTTCCGGAGAAGGACTTTCCTGTTTCACTTCCGGAATCCAACCGACATAGTTCCATTTCCCTAGTTTTGTGTCCTTTTTCGCCGTGGGAGCCGTCATGTGTGTGATCTCAAGGGGATTCACATTCGTTACAGTTCCGATGTGATAATAGTCAGTTAGGTCTGTTCCGGTTTTATATCTATCCGGAAGGTCATACCCACTCTCGCCAGGTTGTCTGCCTTTGAGTACCACATCACCGATTTGCAAGTAGTCAGCAGATTGAATCTTCCGGAGTTTCTCAATTGTGTAACGGGCAGCAAAGTTTGTTCCGGACAAACCGTTACCGACACCACCTGCTCTCCGGATTGCTCCCTTGACCATACCGATGCAATCACAATAGCCGTCAGAACCATCGTGACCCAATTTGTATTCCGGTTGTTCAGAGTATATTTCTAGTACTCTATCAATGAAATCCGCAGTAGTGACTATTGCCATCTGCTCACCACCTGTCCTTCCATTCCTGGTCATAGACAATGCCTAATACGAAACCTGCAAAAGCAGCAAGCAAAATTACAACAACATAAACGATCCACATGAAATCCACCCCGTATAATATACAATAAAAGTGTATGATAATGCAATAATATCTAATAATTTTAGTGGTTGATGATCAGAAAATCACTAGATATAGTGATTGACAGGGATGATAAAATGAAATTAAGAAAGCACCGACAGATGCGACCTGTCGATGCTCATGGCAGAAGATGTGGGATCAGCACATCCTCTTTGCGTATATTATCACACTCTTCTGCTAAATACAATAAAAGAAGGGTGGTTTATTTATGTCTTACGAAAACTACAGAACACAACTAATCATGCGACTAACAGACAAGATTCCGGCGAAACTGTTGAAGGATGTCATGGAGGAAGTGGACTTCCTGTCGAGAGATTTTGAGATTAAACGAACGTGTATGGATATCATTCCTGCCAACGGAGATCCTGCGATGGTGAATATGTATCTTGCATCACTGTCCATAGCGAATAGATCAGCGAAGACGATTAAGGACTACAAGATGCATCTGTATAAATTTTTCGACTTTGTGAGAAAAAGCTATGAAGCAGTGAGTTCCAATGATGTACGGGCATACCTTGGGTTCAAACGGCAGAACGGAAACACGCCACAAAGTGCAAACCACATCCGGACGGTTATACGGAGTTTCTATCAGTGGTTAGTGGATAACAGTTATGTGTCGAGGAATCCGGTCAATACTGTTGAGAAAGCCAAAGAGCAGATAAAGAAACTCAAGCCGATGAAACAGGCAGAGTTAGAATACTTCCGGAACGCTTGCAAGACACTGCGAGAAAAGGCATTGGTTGATTTCCTGTTCTCTACCGGAATGCGAATCGGAGAGATTGCGGATGCCAGGGTTTCGGACATAGATTGGAATGACCATTCTGTTTTCGTTCGTCATGGCAAGGGAGATAAGGAACGCATTGATTATCTGAACGCAAAGGCAGAGATAAGTTTAAAAGCGTATTTGGATAGCAGAGAAGCAGACGATGACCACATATTCGTAGCAGGACGGTCACCGCACATAGGGATGACCACAACAAGCCTTGAAGCAGAAATAAGGCGAATCAGAAACCGGATACCGGAGAAACTGTCAATCAAAGTGACACCGCATAGCTTCAGACGAACAACGCTCACCACTGCTGCGGAGAGAGGAATGCCATTGCAACTGATCCAAGCCTTGGCAGGGCATTCCAAGATGGACACAACGATGAGGTATGTGACGATTCAGCAGAGTGAGATACGGAATGAGCATCTGAAGAGACTAGCATAATATTACTTATAAGTAATAATGTAAAAAGTCCGCATTATTTCAACAAATTGCGAGAAAAACTGCAAGTAAGTTGAAAATAGTGCGGATTTTTAATGTCATTCGTGCATTGGACTATGACCAT